AAAAACGGCTGGCAAGTAAGCCAATATGTTTACAATGTAAGTAGGGCTGGATCTATTTACGAAACCGCAGGCCGATTAAACCCACAGGGTAGAGCGCCATTTACATTTAGGCATGAGGGTAGTGGTACTTATGTTAGAAAGTCTGCTAAAAGCCAAGCACTAGATTTTTATGATTCAAATAACCCATTTGCTAGCCAGCAATTTATAGGTGCTTTAGAGCCAGTAACAAAGCCTAAGCGAGTACCAGGCGCACGTGGGGCAACAGGCCGAAAGATGCAAGGCCGTTTAATCTATAAGGCTTGGGCACAGGATAATATAAAAGTATATGAAGCTATATTAAAGGCTGTAGATAAAACAGCTGTAGAATTTACACGCAAAACTGAAATTAAGAAGGTGGCATAGTGGCCAATATATTTGTAGCAGCCTCGGCGACCTGGAATGGTAAGGCACTTAAAAAGGCTAAACAAGATGTAGGTGTATTTGACAAGCAAGTCAAAAAATTAGGCGGCACACTGGCCGCAGCATTTTCAACTAGAGCAATAATAAGGTTTGGTAAAGAAGCAGTAAAAGCATTTGCAGCCGATGAGGCAGCCGCCAAATCTTTAGAGATTCAATTAAAAAATACAGGCTTTGCATTTAGTTCACCAGCCGTAGAACTTTATATTGCTAATCTACAAAAAACTACAGGCGTATTAGACGATGAATTACGTCCAGCCTTTCAGCAATTACTAACTGCTACAGGATCTATTACCACCAGCCAAAATGCATTAAATACGGCTATGGATGTATCGGCCGCTACAGGTAAATCTTTAAGCCAAGTAACAACGGCGCTATCTAGAGCCTATGCTGGCAACACCACAGGATTAAGCAGGTTAGGTGCTGGCCTAGATAAAACTTTATTAAAGGCTGGCAATATGGACGATATTATGGCCGAACTTAATAAAAAGTTTTCAGGTCAGGCCCTGGCTAGATTAGATACTTATGCTGGCAAAATGAGTTTATTTGCTGCATCTGTAGCCAATGCAGAAGAAATTATCGGCAAAGGTTTATTAGATGCATTAACAGAATTAGGTGATGATAAGAGTATTGAAGGCCTAAGCAATAACATGGAAGACTTTGCCACAGCTACAAGCGAAGTAATTGTGGGTCTAGGTAGAGTAATTGGTAAACTAAAAGCAATAGGTAATATACCTGGTGTAGATGGTTCAATTTTAAGAAACCTACCATACATAGGTCCAGCTTTACGTGCTGCGGAAGCTTTAAGATCGACTGGCCGAGATTCAGTAGATCGTGGTGGACAAGAAAGAACTGCGGGTCGTGTATTGGCTGCACAAAGAAGGCAAGAAATACAGGCATCTAAAGATTTATTAAAATTAAAAAAGCAAGAAGTAACCACATTAAAGGCTAAGACAGCTGTAGATGAACTGGCTGCTAAGTTTGATGTAGAGCGTATTGGATTTGCTAAAGCGTTAAATGAAGCCACCGATGAAGAAACCAAGTTACGCATTAAGTCACAAATAGCAATACTAGATAACAATGAAGCATTAGCTAAAAAAATACTAGCAGAGTTAGCCGCAGCTGAGGCAGCCAAGAAATTAGCAGCAACTTACGATCAAGCCCTAGAATCTGTAAAACTTATGAACGCCAAGATAGCAGCATTCTTAGCAGATATGGCAAGCAAGGGATACAAAACAACTACTACTGGTGGTGGCACTGATTTAGGTAATGTGACCTACGCTACAGCACTATCTATTGCACAATCTACTAATAGTCGTATAGATGATTTTTTAAGCCAGTTTGATTCCAACTCTAATACAGCTGCATCTACAGGTATTGTATCGGGAGCAGCAAACCAATTTATAGGTACTCCATTTGGACAAGCTGGTGGCAATACTCAAAACATTAATTTAACTGTAGATACTTCACAGACAGGCGATAGATTTGCTCAACTCATAGCTGAGAGTATTCAAGTAGCCACTAAGTCTGGCATATCGTATGGCATCGCTGGCGGTTTGTAATGGCAGTACCTGTAGTTAATGCTTTCATAAACTTTAGCACTGGCCCATCATTCGCCCAGGCTATGATTTTAGACCAAGGCATATTAGACACAAATATATTAGGCGATAGTGCATCAATTATTGTAGATGTATCAAATCAAATAAATAGAATTGAAACTAAGCGAGGCCGTAACGCTTTAATAGATCAATTTCAAACTGGCACTCTTACATTACGCATAGTAGATCAAAATGGCGATTTTAACCCACAGAATCCATCTAGCCCATATTTTACATTTTTAACACCTATGAAAAAGGTGCAGATTACTGCTACATATAACAGTGTTACTTATCCTATATTTTCAGGATTTATTACAAGCTACGTTACTACCTATCCTAGAGAAGCCGAAGATGTAGCCTATACAACCATACAAGCTGTAGATGCTTTTAGACTTGCTTACAATGCACAGATAAGCACTGTTACAGGTGCTACTGCCGGTGATCTATCAGGCACACGCATTAATCAAATATTAGATGAAATTGACTGGCCAGCGACTATGCGTGATGTTGATGCAGGTTTAACTACACTACAGGCAGACCCAGGCACAAATAGAACTGCATTACAGGCCATGACTATTGTGTCGGAGTCAGAGTATGGCGCATTATATGTAGATGAAAGCGGATCGTTTGTATTCCAAGATAGAGCAGTTACGGCTGGATCTATTGGTGGCACACCTACAGTATTTAATGATAATGGCACAGGGATACCTTATGCCGATGCTCAGTGGATATTAAACGATGTGCTTATATTTAATAAGGCTACAATAACTAGAGCTGGTGGATTACCACAGGTAGCATTTAACCAAGCATCAATAGACAAATACTTTTTACATAGTTATTTCTTAGACAATCTGCTTATGCAATCAGATGCCGTAGCTCTAGATTATGCCCAGGCTTATGTCGCCAGTAGGCAAGAAACCTCGATACGAGTGGACAATATAACCCTAGATTTATATACGCCTAACTACAATAGCGGAGTAATAGCAGCTCTTAACCTGGATTTTTTTGACCCAATCACAGTGACCACTACCCAGCCAGGCGGTAGCACTATTAGTAAGACCTTACAAATTTTTGGGGTTGCCATGAATATAACCCCGAATAGTTGGCGCACCACGTTCACGACATTAGAGCCCGTTATAGATGCATTTATCCTAAATAGTAGCATTTATGGCACTTTAGACTATAATGTCCTAAGTTACTAAGGAGTAGAAATGGCAGCAGGTTTAGGGTTTAAGGATTTTGTTACAGGCGAGGTATTAACTGCCGCCGATGTAGATGGCTATTTAATGCAAGGTATCTGGGTTTTTGCCAGTGCCACAGCTAGAGATGCAGCCGTTACATCACCACAAGAAGGTAACTTTGCTTTCTTAAAAGATACAAATACAACTACTTATTACACTGGATCAGCCTGGACTAACTTAGATACAACAGGCATGGTAAATCCAATGACCACTACAGGCGACACAATTTACTCTTCTAGTGGATCAACACCAGCAAGACTTGGAATTGGTACAGCTGGACAGGTCTTGCAAGTAAATTCTGGCGCAACTGCTCCTGAGTGGGCAACGCCTGCTAGTGGTGGTGGTATGACTTTAATTAGTACAACTACATTAACTGGTGCTAGCGTTTCCCTAACTTCAATTCCTGGAACATATAAAAATTTGCAACTTGTATTAAGAGATTTTTACCCTTCATCTTCAAGCACATCAATTAGAATGAAACTTAATAATGATACTAATAATAATTTAGATTATTTTACTGTTAGATCAACTTCTACTGCGTCAGCAAATTCTTTAGGTGGTAATGATCTTGCTTTTAATGATAATAGTACTAATCAAAATAATAGCGACGGAGATGCACACGCAATTTTGAATTTTTACGATTATGCTGAAGCATTAAAACAAATAGGAGATGGAGTTTATGTTTATAATACTCCAAGTGGATACGCTTTTGTTTATTGTACTTTTATTTATAAACCTTCTACTTCTGCTGCAATAACATCTATTCAGTTAGCCCCTGGAAGCGGAAATTTTGGCGGCGGAACTGCCCTACTATACGGAGTATCATAAAATGACTAAACCACAAATAAAAATTGTTAATGTTGAAACTGGTGAAGAAATCACGAGGGAAATGAACGATGCTGAGTTTACTCAGTATGAAGCAGATCAAGCAGCAGAGGCGGTTCGTCAAGCCGAAGCCGAAGCAAAGGCGCAAGCCAAAGCAACAGCCGAAGGCAAACTAGCAGCATTAGGTTTAACTACCGATGATTTACGTGCTTTAGGTTTATAGCAAACTAAATGAAACCCTGGTTATGTGCAGCTGGTGTGCAGTTAAGAGATCAGATTGATACCTGGTATCCAGATCGCCGCTCTACCAGTGATGGGTGGATTGGTGATGCTCGTCATTCCACCATTAAATCGGATCATCGTCCAGACGAACGAAGCGGATTCGTTGTCAGAGCCATTGATGTTGATTCTCGCTTGGATTCATCCGAAGGGATCTCAATATATCTGGCTGACCAGATCAGAAAATGTGCGAAAACCGATAAGCGTATATCTTACGTAATCCATAATGGCATGATTGCTAGCAGGATACTTAATTTTAAGTGGCGTAAATACAAGGGTTTTAATAAGCACACAAAGCACATCCATATTAGCTTTACAAAGTTAGGCGACAAAGATGGCAGAGAGTTCGATATACCACTACTAGGGGGCAAAATATGAAGATAAGCAAAAAGCAAAAAGCCATACTAAAATCCTATGCACGTGGGGTATTAGTATCTTTCTTAACATTTTTAGCAAGTAATGAATTAGGTTTAGACCCAGCACTATCTGTAATAGTTGCAGCTTTCGCTGGTCCAGCAGTTAGGGCTTTAGACAAATCCGATGTTATCGGTACTAATGAAAAATGAGTCCAGCGGAATGGGCTGGCTTTGGCGCTGGCGTTATGGCCGTGCTATCAGGCGGGCTAATCGGATTACGTTTCTTAGTTAAAGGCTGGCTAAGCGAGCTAAGGCCTAATGGTGGATCTAGCATGAAGGATCAATTAACTAGATTAGAGAAGCGTGTCGATGATCTATTCCTTATCATGAATAAGCGACAATAGCAATATGGCAACCGCACGAAAGCGTAAGAAAGTTAATAAGCGAAAGGGTAAATATACCCATGAGCAGATTAATACCAAGTTAGATACCTATGCCATCTCGTTGCGTGAGTTTTATTTGAGCTTAAGACGTGCAGGATTTCCAGTAGATCAAGCTCTAGGGATGTGCGATAAAAACGTATTCCCAGACTGGCTAACACCATCTAGTCCAGACTTTGATCCAGTTAATCCAGACCATGACCCCTACGAAGACGAGGACTAATTGCGCAAAATTGCGTTCGTGTCAGATCTGCAAGTTCCTTTTTTTAATGAAG